AATGAAAATACATTAATGCGTATTAAAAAACTTCATATTCCCCCTAAATGGTCTAATGTTAAAATATCCGATTCAGATATTTCATATTTACAGGCAACTGGAGAAGATAGTAAGGGTCGTGTTCAATATGTTTATCATTGTGTTTGGATAGCGCTTTCTAAATTGGAAAAATATAATAGACTAAAATTATTTGCAAAACAACTTCCCCTACTTATGAAAACTGTTAATAAAAAAGTACATGGAAATCTTGATTTATCAGATAAAGAATATTTAATCTCATTAATCTTTAGAATTCTTAGTCAAACTCATTCTAGAATAGGAAATGATCATTTTGCTGAAGAAAATAATACATATGGACTTACTACTTTACTTAAAAAACATATTGCTATAAATGGCGATACAATTAATATTTCTTTTATTGGGAAAAAAAATATTAAACAGCAATTTATTTTTACAGACAAAATATCCAGTTTAGCTCTTAAAGAACTTAAAAAAATATCAGGAGATCGTCTATTTAAAACTAAAAACCAGGAATCTATAACAAGCAATGATATAAATTGCTATCTTAAAAATATTATGGGAGATGATTTTACTGCAAAAGATTTTCGTACTTATGCGGCAAATGATCTATTTTTAAAATTTATTCTTCAAAAAAATATTCCAACAAATATTACCCAAACTAAAAAAACTATTAATGAATGCTATGACGAAGTTGCAGAAGAGCTTGGCCATACAAGAAATGTATGTCGGACTAGTTATGTTATGCCTTTAATACCAGAAAGATACACTGAAAATCCTAACAATTTTATCAAAACGATAAAAGGTTTAGATGACATTTTCAAACTTTATTAGATTTGGTAAATTGATTGATTTGGTTAATCCTAGTACAAAATCGCCTACGGCAAATTAGTACACCGCGCCCAAACCCTCTTTTGACTGAATATACCAGCATTCTAGGTCATTTAAGGGTTTGGGCGCGGTGTACTAATTTGCCGTAGGCGATTTTGTAGGATTAATCAACCAATCAACCAATCAACCAATCAACCAATCAACCAATCAACCAATTAAAAAATTAATTAGCTTAAGATTATAATAATCATTCATTCAAATCATGGATCTTTCAAAAGAACAAGAAATTTGGAAACTTCTGAATAATTTGACTACAACTGAAAATGGAGAACTTTCTTTTAAGAGCACAGGAGATAAAAATCTTGATCTATTTGGAACTGTAAATAGAGATGTTCAAATACCTATTCTTATTAATAAATTTACCGAAGCTTGGAACGAGAATCCTGAATATGCTATTAAAGTACTTCTAAATTTTAGAGATATTCGTGAGGGCAAAGGAGAAAAACTCATTAGTAAAGTAATGCTTTTAGTTATTAAAATTGTTCATCCTGAAATTTATGAAAAATTTATACCTTTATTCATTGAAGTTGGATGTTGGAAAGATATACTTTTTCTTTATGAAATGGGTGTATATTACGGTATTCAAAATAATGTAGAAATTAATTTTTTAGCACAACAACTTACAAAAGATCTGCAAGCAGAACATCCTAGTTTATGTGCGAAATGGGCACCTACTGAAGGTTGCCATTTTGATCGTAAAACACAAATTGCTAAAAAGCTTATGTATAAATTATGTCTAAGTCCAAAAGATTATCGTAAAATGCTTACAAACTTACGTTCTAAAATTATATTAATTGAAACTCAACTCAGTCAAAATAAAACTAATGAAATTAATTTTAGTACTATTCCTAGCAGAGCTCATATGTTATATAAGAAAGCATTTCTTCGTGGAACAAATGTAGAAGGACAACCTCTTCCTGAACGTACTATATTAAAAGAAAAATATGAAAAATATCTTTCTGATCTTAAAATAGGTAAAGAAAAAGCAAATTTTAAGGGAATTATGCCTCATGAACTCATTAAAGAGTTATTTTCATCTCATGGAGAAAATTCTGAACTTATCGAAAACCAATGGAATTCAATTCGTGGAGAAATTGAAAATCTGTCAGTTTTTGATAGGTGTGTATCTATTGTCGATGTATCTGGATCTATGACACGCGAATTATCTACTTATAGCCCAATTGACGTAGCCATTGCACTTGGAATTTTAGTATCTGAATGTTCTAAAGGTCCTTTTAAAGATAAAATGTTTACTTTTCACGAATTTCCAACTTTAGCTGATTTAAGATGCAAAAGTCTTTATGAAAAAATTACTTATGTAAAAGCACTTCCATGGGGAGGAAATACAGATATAGAAGCAGTATTTCAAAAAATTCTTGATACAGGAATACTTATGAGTCTTCCTCAGGAAGCTATGCCAGATAGATTATTTATTTTTACTGATATGCAATTTGATCAAGTATCTGGCTCTAGCTTTAAAACTTTTGATAAAATTAAAGAAAAATTTAGTAAACATGGGTATAAAATGCCACAGATTATTTGCTGGAATCTAAGCAGTATTGACAATGTTGTTTTTACAAAAGATGACAAAGATGTTTGTATGCTTTCTGGATTTTCTACTCCAATTTTAAAAGCTTTTTTAACATGTCAGGAAATTAGTCCTTTAATTATATTCTTATCCGCAATAAATCATTATAAACTTCCCGAAGTAATTCTCAAACCAATTGAATTGAGTAGCGTTGATATTACTTCTATAGAAAATATTATTCAAAAATGCGATTTTAAATATACTGAAAAAAAGACACCAAATACTATTCATTCAGAACTTGATTTAATAGAAACTACGTGCACGTTCAACGAAGCCGATGTTCAAAAAATAAATCCAAGTCGTGGCAGTGGTCGTGGCCGTGGTCGTGGTCGTGGCCGTTAAATATTTTAAATCTTTGGATAATGTTCACTTTAATTTTCTACTTTCATTTTGGCAGTATATTAAGTTTTGCAGATATTATTTTTATATTATTTTTAAAATGTATTTAAAGAAATAAATTATGAGTTTAATAAAATGATAAATCAATTAAATTTTCTTAAGCAAATTAAAATGCACCCACAAAAGTCAAAAGAGTGGTTTGAACAGAGAAAAAATAAACTAACTTCAAGTGATGTTGCAACTGCATTAGGGATAAATCCATATAAAAAACCAATTGAACTTTTACTTGAAAAATGTGGAGCCGGTCGTACTTTTCAGGGTAATGAAAGTACTTTACATGGACAAAAATATGAAGATGAGGCTATTAGTAAATATGCAGAATTAATGGGCAAACACGTACATGCCTTTGGGATGATATCATTTTCTGATTTAGATCCTATACGATCTATTAGAGAAGAAAGTAAAAAATATATGGATCCGAAATATCATTTTTTAGCAGGTTCGGTAGATGGTATATCAGTTGATAAAATTATTACAGATGAATCTATATTAAATCAAGTTGAAGTAAAATGTCCCTTGAGAAGAAAAATTAAACATAGTCAAATACCAGAATATTATTTCCCACAAGTTCAATTAAATATGTTTATTTTGGATCTTGAAGTAACAGATTTTATTGAGTATATACCTAACACAATTGGTAAAAATGTAGAAATTAATATAGTTAGAATATTTAGAGACGAGGATTGGTTTGAAAAAAACTTTCCTGTTCTCGAAAAATTCTGGTCCAGTGTGCAATTCTGGAGAACTCAAGATATCACAACACACCCTGACTATAATAAATATTTTAGTACTAGTGTTGCTATGCCAACTCCTAAATTTTTATTTATCGACGATAATGAAGAAAGACCATCTTCTCCAATTAATGATATTTGTTTATTTGAAGACTAAAATTTATTCAATTGGTAAGTTTTTAATTATTTTTTGTTCACGTTCATTTAATTTTTGTTCACGTTCATTTAATTTTTGTTCGCGTTCATTTAATTCTTCTTCCCATCTTCTAAATTCATCGTTGATAATTTCATTTAATGATTTTGCAACTGGTTTTTGCTGTTTATTTGACATTTTAACATATAATTTCTATTGGGGATCTAGCCTGAAAAATATTATAAGTTTTATAATATCTATCAATAATTGGTATAGGATTTAACCCTCTTTCTTCTAATAAATATATCTTTAGATCATTTATATTTATTATTCCCATATCCAGTGATTTTTCAATATTTTGATCATGCTTTCTAAAAAAAATATCTCTAGCTTCTTGATATTTAAAATCATCTGGTAAACATATACCAATATTTTTTAAACCTTCAATTGAATGATACTTTTGAATATATGCATATGCTTTCATAGGACCTATTTTAGATATAGTGGTACAAAAATCACAGCCACTTAGTATACACATATCTATAAAAGATCTTGGGGTTAAATTCATATTTTTAAGAATTTCATTTACATCTATTACTGTTACCATAGAATTAAGATAACCTTTGCGAAATATCTTTATCGGTTTCACAATTTGTTCTTGATCTAAACTTGCAATAAAGTACGGGATTATATCGGTATCTTCTGTATAAACGTAATCAGCAATTCCTTGTTTTTGAAGCGTTACACAAAATGCTTCCGCATCTTCATTTGCTACAATAAAAGGTATCCCCATTAATTTAAGTAAATATTTACACTCATTACGATGATTTTTCCCCACTGTCATAAATGACATTTTACGGTGAATTTTTAGTAATTGATCCAGTGTATCATTAATTTCAGGATTTAATTCAATTGAATCTTTTTCGTCTGATGGATATTTATCTATATTGTCAAGTTGCTCAATAAATTTATCTTCAAGTTCTTCAACTTTACGACTTATCTGTTCTCTGTATGTAAAACGTTTAGTAAGGGCATTTGCTTGTTTTGCTGCACTAGGACAACCATCAAACACATATATAGGAATAATACCGTTTTCAAGATACCAAAAAATATTATTTATAAATCCAAAAATATGCGAATTTTTTGAATCTATTGACCTATATTTATGAATTAGAATTTCACTATCTATTGCAATTTTACTTCCACTAAATTCACTAATATAGTTTTGACTTATAGCAGATGCGGCATACTGATTTATTAATTTATTTAATCCTTTAATTCCCATTGTTAAAATTTTAAAGTTTTGATTAACTCTTTGATAATTAATCTACTAAAACTTTAAGTAAGCACAAAAAAAATTATCCACAAATTACTGTCTTAAAATATCCGGTATATTCTGGGTTATACCATAATGCTGCATAAAAAACATTACTTAGACTACCTACAATTTCTTAAACATAAAATCGATAAATAAATCGATAATAACATGGTAATCAATAAAAAAAAATTAATATAATTCCAGTAATAATACAACTGGTCAATTCATCTAAAGATACAATGATCAATATAATATTTTCGTTCAATTTAAATTTTAGGATAAAAATTTTCTATACATCTATTAAAAGATGTCATTCAGTTTTGGAAGAAGACACAGAAAACGTAGATCTCACAGACGTAGCCATCGTAAAAGCAAAAGAACTAGCAGACGTTCAAGACGTTCAAGACGTTCCAGACGTTCCAGACGTTCCAGACGTTCCAGCCGTCGTGGACGCAGAAGTCACAGACGTCGCCATAGACGTAGATTAGGAAGACGTAGATTTGGAGCATTTGGAAGTGGTTCGCCATCTTCTTTACTTGAATTTGAGGGTCCTTATGGATCAGCTGACCAGGGATGGGGAAATGGAGGGGTAGGAGTATCTATGAGACGCTCTGGAAAGATGTAAACAATTTAATAAACAAATAAAACTTTTAGCGGTCCAAACCGATATTAAATTTAAAGTAATAATTAAATTTTATTAGACCTTAATTGTCTGATAAAATTAAATTGTTTAATATGCAACATATAAAAATACCTTTGAAAAATAAAAATAAAGAAATAGTTGCACATACTATTGTTGATCAAGATACTTATGAAATTATAAATTTCACTCCTTGTTTAAATAAAGATGGGTATGCACAAGGAAAACTGAATGGTATTTCATTTTTATTACATAGATTTGTAATGGAAGCAAATAAAGGTGATCCCAAAGTAGATCATATAAATGGAGATAAACTTGACAACAGAAAAGTAAATTTACGTTTTGTAACAAGTATTCAAAATGCACAAAATAAATTAAAAAAAAAGGGAACTTCTTCTCAATATATTGGAGTACGTAAAAGAGTCTATAATTATGGAATAAGATGGACAAGTAAAATTCAAATAAATGGGAAAGCAATTGAAAAAAGCTTCAAAAATGAAGAAAGTGCAGCTTATTGGTATGATATTCAAGCTATTAAATATTATCGAACTGATGATTTTGAACCTAAAATCAATAGAATAAATAAACCGGATGATTATACAGAAACAGAAATAAAACAAAATTTATCTTTTGGAACTAAACAAACTAGGGCTAAAAATTATGAAGTTAATATACAACAAGATAATATATGTATATATCTCGGAACTTTTAAAACAAAAGAAGAAGCGAAAGAAGTATATCTCAAAAAGAAAAAAGAATTAAAAACAAAAAAACTTAATAAAAAAATAGGTACAGAAATTAAACGAAATGATAATGACATTGCTATTATGGTAACTTCTAAAGGAGAAGAAATTTTAGTAGACGATGATAAATATTTTGATTTAAAGAAATTT